ACAAAAATTTCAAATTCATTTACGTTGTTTGGTGTAAAGTCTACAGTTACAGCTCTAGTTGAGCCATCTGCTGTAAATGTTTGTGTTCTAGTTTCATCTTTATATGGTACAGTCTGGTAAACACTCTGATCAAACACCTGTGCTCCTGCTCTGTGTATGGTTTTAATACCTGTTCCTAGTGTACCTCTACGTAACTGTCTTAGAGCACCATCTTCTTTCAAATAGTATTCAATACGTTCTCCACCAATGAATATAATACCTGGAATACCTCTATCTCTGTTTGGTAGCGGTAAAGTATCTGAATTAGTTACATATATTTTAGTATCGTACCAGTTTAAGTTTTCTGCTAGTGTATACTCTACGTTATCACCTAAACGTTTAAAGTGTGTTCTGTTCAACATATCTTTAAATTGTCTGTAACCAAACTTGCCAACTATTGTGCTATTTGAGAAGTGTATCAACTCAAGGCTATCATTGTTTGCAATATCTATTACCATTCTGATTGACTGCTTGTCATCTTGTAAGTAGTAATCAACACTAGGTGTTAGTAGTGTTCCGTTTTTAGTAATCCAAACATATTCAGCATCAATGGCCGCTTTGCGTAATTTAATTATTCCGTTTGTTAACTGATGATATTCTGCATAATTATCTGTACCAACTGTTATTGGGTTTCTAGTAACAACATCTAAGTTTATTCTTTCAATTTTTCTAACATCGTGATTGGTTAACTGGTAAACTGTTACACTTTCATTATTAGCTGGAGCAGTATCAAGGTAAACTTTATCTGTTGTTTCAACCCATAGACCGTTACCATCTAAGTAACCAAATGCATATTCACCATTGTCAATTACATAAACATCTAACACATCACCGTCAACACCTACGTCTGCAAAAAGATTTACTGCGGCATTAAACGTATCCCAGTTCCAAGTTTTTGTAAGAGTTTGTTCTACTCCGTTTAGGAATACTCTTACTTGGTTTGCTCCAACACCAGCCTGATTGATTTGAAAATCTCTAAGCTGATATTGTCTGTTAGCAGTTGTTACATTAAATGATTCATTGTAACCTGCTCTTAATATTTTGTTTCCAACTTTAACAATTACATTATGTTCTAAAGGCTTTTGATTTAATGGAGTCTGTGCAAGTGTAAACACCTTGTTTGTTCCATCACCTGTAAATGTATCTGTTGCAATTTGTGAGAATGATTTACTTGCACTATCAAAAATTGCATATTGTATAACTGCATTATTGCTTGGTGCTGTACCTAATTTAAATACACACAATCCTTTTCCTACATTGTAAGTTGTATCTGTCTCTGCCATATCAACGTTTACTATTTCTCCGTCAACTGTTAAGAAGAAACTTAATGTAGATTTAAACTTAACAGGAGTAACAAACAATGCTGTTGAACCGTCACCTGTAAATTGGTCAACATCTAATATATGTTCACCGTTATTACTCATTGTAATAATGTGTACCTGTTGTTGATTTCCTGGTGCAGTAGTTAACTTAACTTTTTTGTTTTGATAATCTACTGTAAATTGTGAGTCAGTTAAAATAGTGCCATGTACTTTTATCCATACGTCTTTTTGACTCATTGGAACATAATTAATATCAAAGTCTTTGTTTGTTCCATCACCTAAATAATTGTAACTATGTAATACACTTGAACCATCACCTGTTCTTTCATAAACCTTAATATCAAGTGTGTCTAATACTTGTCCTGGAACAAGTTCCTCAGGACCTTTTGATGTTAGTGGAGTAACAAAGCCGTCACCGTCAACAACAATTTCTTCTGCATTGATTCCTCTAGCACTTTCGTAAGCTAGATTACCACCTTGTAGTAAAGTATCGTATCCATCTGGATCTGGAATAAATGATCCGTCACTTGATGCTTTTCTAATTACAATAACATCATTAGCTACTGTAGGAATCATAGTTTCGTCTAGTTGTATTGAAGTTTGTCCTGCACCTGTAATTGGTAACATAACTGCATTTGGATTATTAGTTGTGCCAATGCTACTTCCATCCCAATTAGCATCATCAATTCTTATACCATTTTTGTATACGTTATATTCTACACCATTCTCTAAAGGTTTAGCAAGTGCAAATACATTTGTACTTCCGTCGAGTGTAAACACTTCGTCTTCGTAAGTGTTATCGTATGTGTCATATGTTGTTGTATAATAAGGTTCACTTGACCAACCTGTACCAGAACCAAACGTGAAACTCTTAACTTCAATTCCACCGTAGTCGACACCGTCCATTAACTGTGAAACATCATTTCCTAACATTCCTGTTGTTGGTTGATAGAATAAGTTAATTCTATCCTGTGCTTGTAGCATATTGATAGACTTAGAATACTTAACAACAATCGCTGAACCTGTTGCTGGTGGTTCTGTAAATGTAATACGACCTTTGTATCTTACATAAGACTTATCTGTATATTCTATATTGCTAACTGCATATTCGCTTTGTAAACTTTCAACTCCTGCTACCGTAACTTCAACCTGTGTAGTTCTTAAATCCATTGGAAACTTAAGATTGAAAGCTGTTTGACTACCAGTACCAGTAAAGTTTTCTGTTTGTGATAATGTTGTAATTAAGAAAGTTCCAGTTGTTCTATCAAATCTTGAAACGTGATGAATACTTCTTACTTTGCTATTTCCTATTTCAGCTGTTACGTTAGCCACAGTATAATTTGCTTGATTCTGTGTACCGTCAATAGTTACTGTTGGAGCAGATAAGTATCCAGATCCTGGATTTGTAACTGTGATATATTTTACTGATCCGCCACTACCAAGTGTAGCTGTTGCCTTAGCACCTGTGCCACCACCGCCACTAAATTTAATCTGTGGAACTTCTAAATATCCTGAACCACCATCTTTAATGTTAACCCTAGTTACTTCAAAGCCAACGTGATCAGCCCAGTATTTGTTAGGATAACTTGTAATGTTTGCATCTTGTCCATAAATTAAATTATCTTTAACCTTTAAACTTGCAGGAACAATCTTACCATCGTCGACGCTGTAAGCTGGTGGCATATCAAAGTCTGTTACACCTGTGTTAGTTGGATCTGTTTTTGTGTAAGAACTTATGTATTCTCTAATCTTAGTTTTGTAAGGTTTAGCTTCATTAACAAAACTTTCGTAACTTGGTAAGTTATCATTCTGGAAAGTAATTTTTTGTTGTAGATCACCAGCATTGTGTTTTGCTTTCATAAAGCTAGTTTTAAATGCCCAGTCAACGTTTGGCTGTTCTGCAAAAGCATAACGCATACTTGCAAAGAACAAGTTGTTGTATTCAACAGCAAGGGTGTTTATAAAGATATCATCTCTTAGTCCTTGCAAGATATTTCTTAGTTCAACTGTCGGTTGGTCATCGTAGAACGATGTATCATAACTTAATCCATCATATCCAATGTTACTATTTGCTGGATTATACAATGCTGTTTTTAACTGTATGGTTCCGTTTTGTCTACCTACAGTTTTATATTGCGTAGTATAGTCAACGCCGTTATCACTAATTTTTTCAAGTAACAACCAACCGCCTGATCCGATTGTAGATATCTTAACAATATCTCCTATGCTATCTGCTAATCCATCTAACTGATATGAATAATCAACCAAGAAATCTACTTCAGTGAAGTCGCTGTAACCTGTGTCATACCAATCAGCATAATCCCACCAATTGGTTGTATCGTAACTTGAACTTGAAGTTCTTTCCCAAAGTTTAGTTGTACTGTTATAGGCATATATTGCCCACTTGTTACTAACTGTTTCATCTACACTAACTAATACACTATATTTTCTTACTTCTAAACCTGCTGTTGTGGCATAACCTGATCCAGAATTTTTAACAGTTGCACTTGTTATTGTACCTGCTGTATTGATTGTTAAGATTATTTCTGCACCTGACCCGTTACCTACATTACTAAAACTATATGTCGGAACTGTTACATAACCTTTACCGCCATTTGTAATATCAACTCTTGTAAGTTTACCGTTTACAAACACAGGGGTTAATACTGCTGGAATAACATTTGATATTCCAACAAATCCTAGTTCTGCATGAGTTGTTACTGCCTTATCAAACTTTCTACTTAATAAAGTAGGCGTTGCATCTTTACTTAAGAATTTACTTAAATCGTACTCGTCAACTATTAAATTTTTCTTTAATACGTCATTTGCTCTTTCAACAGTTTGTTTTAGAGCTTCAACACGATTCTTAAACATACCTTGTCTTGGTCTGTCTAATATACCATACTTTTGTTTTTCACTTAATATTGTATCTGGAACTGGTCTATCATTTTTATCAACACCAATTAAACTATCGTACCATTTGCGTTCTAGTTCTGGATTTGGTTTGCTAGTATCTAATCCTTCAGATATTATCTGGTATTGATTGTGTGAATTAATATCTTTATTTTCTATTGTCCAGTAACGGAAGTTTATTGCATTTTCTGACCCACTTACTAATGTTTGACAGTTGTATAATCCAAACCTATTATTAGAATACATAGCAACAAATCTTTGTCCCTGTGCCGCTGGATCTATGATTAGTTGTGCAACATCATAAGCTGAAGTTTTTCTCCACTCTAGTGTTGGAATAATCTTTGTGTTCTTGACCCAATAGTAATATCTGTTAAAGAATCCTTTAGACACTTCATCATATTTTTGTATCTGTGTAAACTCTGTTAAACTTCTAGGAGTACCACTTATACCTTTTGCAAGACCTTCTTCTGTATCTGCTTGGGCCTGCCATTGTGTTGGAGTAAGTGTAGTTTCAACCCACTCGTAAATATCAATAGACGCACCCGTAAATAGTCTATTCCAATTAGCAGTATTGTAAATTATATTTCCTTGATAAGGATTAACAAATTTAGCTGTACTAATATCCCACCATAACTTACCAATGTAACTGTCAGCCCAATAATTTTCTGGATCAATGACTGTGCTTGGTGAAGCTGTACCTGTTGTATAAACAGCAGGATCATAATGTGTTTTATAAGTTAATTCTTCTTCTGCCGCTCCTGCAATCTTTCCTTGTATAGGATCAATGTAATCAATTGTTTGTGCAGTAGGATTAGAAGATATGTTATAGATAAACACTCCTTTAAATTTGCTTAGATCTACTTGCTCATATGGACTACGTAATTCTTGCCAAGGTTTAACGCCTCTTGTTGATTTGTAATCTATTAGTGTTCCGATGAAGTTGTTGTCTGTTACAGAAAGTTCTGGCATAGGTACATACACATGGTTTTCGTTATACAATAGGTACTCGCCGAATCTTTCAGTAGAAGCATTTTTATAATTAAACTTCTCTGCATAAAGCATTTTATTTTTAACTTTTTGATACATAAACACTTGTCCGCTATCTTGATTAATAAGTTCAAACTGCGTTAGGTTATTATCAAATGTAGTTGTTAATACATCAAAAGATGTTGATGTAACAAGGTCTCCGCCCTTAGAACTTACAATTAAATCATTACCATCAAAGTCTAGTGACGCACCAAATCTTTCAGCAACATCATTTTCAGGACTGTATATTACCTGTGTATTTGTAAATGTTCCTGCACTACTTGTATAGATATAAACTTTACCATTGTCATTTGAACGAGTATCATCTAATGGAGCACCTATGGCTAACATATCGCCGTCATCGTTAAGACTCATTGATGATCCAAAGCCAATGCCTGTTGCAGGAGCAGTAATCATCTGTGAAAAATCATAATGGCCGTTGTTTAGTCTATAAATTATTATCTTAGGCTCACTGTTGCTAAAGTCTGCCACAGTTGAAATTACATCTCCGTATTTGCTAATTGCAAACGGATGTGCGTAATTTGTTAATGTGCTTTTATCAAAAGTACTATCATCACTAACAACCAAACCAGTATCATTAGGAATATATCCTATATAATCTATAGTTGAAGTTAACCTTGTCCAGTAAGTTACAACAAATGCACCTGGTGTTAGGTTAGTTGTTGACTGATAGAAGTTGCCTTGGTATAAAACAATATCATTAGTATAGTAAGATAATGCGGCATCATATTCACCTTTGAAGTTTAAGTTTTTACTTCTTGCCCACTCATAAACTGTACCATCTGAATCTGTACCATGATTAACAAAGTGTATTCTACCACTGTTACTGTTTGTACCGTCTCCTGGAGCACTTACAAACAATCTATAAAAATCACTTAATACGTTAGATTTAGTTATTTCAATCTGAGTACCTAAGTTACGATTATTATCTCTCTGTGGATTAGTGTAACCATATTGGAAAGAATATAAACCTGTACCCATTCTTTCATAAACAAAATATGCACCTTCATTACTAAATGAACTTGCTACACCAGATGAATCTGATTTAATTGCTGAAACTTGTAACCAGTCTTTGTTTAGTGGGTTAGGATAGTTAGGCGTTCTAGCAACACCACTTACTGTTCTGTTATTGTAAACATGGATTTCAAGTTCGTTTCTAAATGTAGGTGTTGTTACAGGTAATTGCGTTGAATCAGTAAATCTAACAACAACCAATTTACCTGTTGCAGTACTTGATTGATCAGCAGTATCCAATCTTCCTGACAATCTATCAATACCGGCACTTACGCCATTTTTAATTGCAATGGTGCTAGTTGCGGCATTCAAGTTACCGAAACTAAACATTCCTGTTTTATTTTTTATATAAAGTCTACAATCTAATAATTGCTCCTGTAAATAAGCAACCGTTGCCTCTGCACCTGTGGTTTGATCAACAATTATATCACCTACTTGAGGAATAAAAGGATTACCTTGATTATCAAAATTTGTAAATGTTACGTCAACATAACCATCCCAAAGATCATAAACTTCATGTCCAAGTGCTTGATTAGTGTAACTTAAATTTATTCCAAGTGTTGCTGGATCAAAAACAGTACCTAAACTATTTCTAATCTGATTAACTTCCATCTTGAAAGTATCACCAACTGTTAAAGTATCTGTCCAAGCCTTAGGAGCTCTAAAGAACCAGTAAGGACTTAAATCAGGCATACCTTGTTTGTTATAGAAACTAAGATGTCCTATCTTACCGCCTTTGGTTGGATCTGTTATTTGATTTAGTGCATACACATCATCCATTGTGTTGTAGTATACTTCAGGAGTTTTACTTTCCTGTGTTGTAATAATATCTTGTACTACAAATTGCGGAGTAGTAACGTCTTTAACACTTGAAGTAAATGCTGTTAAGCCTGTAACTTTCCACCAGCCGCCAAATGATGCCGCAGAGTTTAAAGGATTGACTGCAACATAAGTTCCCATTGAAACTGAACCTATCTGTGCAGTTCCACTATCAGCAAACTGACCATTTGAATCTTTAATATAAATCGTTGCTTGGTTAACGTTTTCAACATGAATGTAATCAACTACACCTATTGCTGTAGATGTTGAAATAGTATCACCGACCGACGGTGTTCTCAATAAGTTATCAAAGTAAAGTACTGCATCAACTTTACTTGCAATAGTTTTACTTCCTTCAAATTGTGCTACGCCTGGTCCATTAGTTCCAAATGGTAATATTCCGTTTGGATAGTTTTGTGAATACTGTTTCCAGTTTAGTACAAGTGTATCTCCAACTGCTGAACCTTCGTATTGAGCCGTTGGTGCTCTAATTAACATATGATCAGTTGGAACATTAAAGTTGTAATTTCCTCTAATAGCATACACTACGTTTGGATATGCTTGACCATTATAACTTGCTTCGGCAATATCGGCAGTATCATAGAAACTAGTAAATGTTAATGTGCCTTGTGCCGCCGAAATAGGAAACTGAGCTTCCCAGAAATTTTCTTGATAGTTTACAATATCACCTTTGACATAACTTTGTGATCCGCTAAAGTTACCGCTAAATTTAGTCTTTAAATTACTTGCCTTTGGTGCACCTACAACTAACCATTTACTATCTCTTGATAACGCAAGTCCTGTACCAAACTTACCATCACCTGTATATAATCCTGTTGGAGCATCAACTGTTTGTGCGTGTTGATATTGTCCGCCATCACTTGTTCTTTGATAAACATAAACTTTGTTTGATTCACTAGCACCTACAACTAATGTTGAGTTTCTTTCATCACAAGCAATTACTTTACCAAAGTTTGTACTTGCATCTCCGGTTTCAACATTTGATATAACTTGATGCTGTGCGTGTGTTGGATTATTCTTTAATACTATCCAACGGTTATTACTATCATTATCAACCCAAACAACTTCGCCTACTTTAAGTTGGCTATTAATTAATCTTGTATTAGCTTCTTCTAATGATGCAACTCTAGATGAACTAAAGTTTGTAACGAATCCAGTTGCAGGATCAACGTCTGTAGTTGTAGCATTTGGATTTTCACTACAAAAAATTGTATCTAGTTCTGAACGTAATACTTTATAAAATCTTTCATTACCTGTAACATCAACCAAGCCAACAATATCATCTTTAACATAATTTGCTTGTCCGTTAAGTTTTATTTCTACTTCGGAGGTTGTACTATTCAAAGTAAGTTTAATTACTTTGTCACTAGTTCGGTTATACTTAAAGACATCCCATTCTTTAGTTTTGCTTGTACCAGACCAAATATAATCTCCAACGTTTAGTGTAGTTAAAGTAAGTCCTAGTATGTCATCATATGTTGCTACCTGTGTTTTTACGTCCGCTGAATTAACATATCCAGCAGTTTGAATGTAATCTGTATCTTTATATTTTACAGGAAAAGGTTTATGATCATAATTATTAGGTTTTAAATAAGTTTCAAACGGTCTTTGTCTATAAATTAAATCTGTTTCCTGACCAGTTACCGAAGGTACCAGTTCTACAGGTTGCGGACTCAATCTAAATTTAGCTTCATCTAGTTTATACTCAACTTCATCATATGATTGTGCTGATCCTAACTGTCCTAATCTTACTGCCCATTCTTCATAAAATTCAACACTATCAGATTCAGTATTTGATAATGCATCAAATAATTTAGTTAATGAATTCTTTGTACCTTTGTCCTGAATAAATCCTTGATAGAATTTGTACTGTGAAACATCGTCGTTGATGATATTTTCTAAGTACTGACGTTTCTGATAACCAATTAAATGCTGTGCAACTTTTTGTTGATCCTCATCAAAGTTATCTGTATCTAAATCATAGAAGTCACCAAACTGTTTTGCTTTGTAATCTAAGTTTGCAATTAATCCAGATTCTGGTTTCTCTATTAAACGTTCCCAGTCTCTTGCATTAAAAACTTCTGATCCAGGAATCTTTACCTTTGCAACGTAATAAAATTCTTTGTACTTAACTGTATCTCCAAGTGAGTAATCTGTCCAAGTATCCCATTCTGTGATTTTAACATCGTCAAAAACAAAACCTGGAATGTTAAATCCACCAGTCCACTTATCAGTTCTATATCCTAATACTTTAATTCTTTCTTGTCTATAACCTGGTTCCAAGTCATAGATATAATCTTTGAATACTGTTGTGTTATCAAGCAATACAATATGTTCAATTTGTACTAAAGGAATCTTAACAGAATATATTCCCTCTGTTGTATTCTTTGTACTCATTTCTATATAGTTGTCATTATCTCTGTATGTGTTTACGTATGCTTGTAACAGTTTTTTACCATCTGCTTTAAACATATTGTAACCATAAAAATTATCAAAGATATTATCTGCAACATGATTTTCTTTATAGAAACAAATCTTGTTTGCTCCTGCACTTAAAGTTATAACACTATTTGCTTTCCAGTTCTGTGTAGTCCAGAACATAAATTCTCTTGCACTTAATCTCCAGTCTTCAACTTGATTTATTTCTGTATTGTATTGTTCAAACTTAAATCCTTGTGCTTTTAAATATTTTTCGTAACCTAACAAGAAGTCAACAACTTCTTGAATAGTTCTAAACATAGTACCGTAAGCTAGTTCTACTGGTTCGTCATTTACTCCTTCGTTGTACTGCCTATGGAATACTGCTGTTCTTCCTCCTGTTACAGGTAGTTCAGCTAATTTTACAAAATTCTCTTGTTCAAAACTTTCACCAGCAACGTGTTGGGTTTCAGTCATATAATATTGACCTCCAAACTCAACAATAAGTCCTGGGCTATAACTTTGTCCATCAGTCCAAGTTACAAAGTCTTCTGTGACTCCACCCACTCTTACTACTGGATCATCTGCAAGTTCAATGGGCGTATAATATTTAAAGTATGGATTATTATAGTTATATCCTCTAACAATAAATCCAGCGGCAACTTTTTCTATAATTACACCACTGTATGGAATAAGATCAATTACACTACTTTGATTTAAAAATACTTGATAGTTTTCTTCTGGAACAAAAACGTTACCTTGATTGTAAGGAGTTCTTGAATCTAGTGCTAGTTTAAATTTAGTTTTTTCTGTGTAACCACCAATCTTCAATCCTAACTGGTTAGTAACATTTTTTAAATCAGTCTTAAATTGCGAGTAATACTTAACTGTTTTGCTGTTCATATATTCAGCAACATAGTTTACAAGTCCAGAAGTAGTTACTCTGGTTGTGTCTTGATCTGTATTAGGAAATACTAAATCTTCTAGTCTAAGTCTTTTATTAGTTTCACTATAGATAACTTCTTTTGCAGGATTACGTTTAATTCTTGCTCTATCATATCCAAGTCCGATAATTTTAGTTGGTTGGTTTAGCATCCAAGCTATCATTAATGCAAAAGGATATTCTGAACTTCTACGCCATGCAGTTTCAGTTGGTGATTGATCACCAAAGGTAAATGGATTCTGTGTTCTATTGCTAATATAATCTTTTGCATAGTTTGAATCTAATGGACTTAATAAGTTACCTCCGTCATCAACTGGAATGTGTCTTGTTAAATTAGTTCTGGCATACTTGCTGTTATAAGTTACAGGTACATTAGGTATTCTAAACGCACCATCTTCAAGGTCTTGCCATAAAATTTTATTTTCACTTGTATATGGAGCTTCACCGTAAACTGTGGTCCACCAAGTTGGCTCTACAGTATACCCTAACATTTCCCATGGATGAGAATGAGGACGGTCAGTATCATATGCTTCTTTGTAAACTGCTCTCCAAAAACCTGGATTTGTTTTTCCTGATGGAGAATTAGTACTGCTATAGTTAAACGTAAAGCTGTTTGTTCTTTCCCAGAAACTAAAGTCTGTATAGTCTGGACTTCCTAGTGCATTACTCCATTCTACAAACTCAGGTAATAATGCTTTGTCTCTTGAGGCTCTAGTAAATCCTGTATCTCTAGTGTCCCCACCAATGTATTCATGTATGTTAATCATGGTTGGATCATAGTCAACCTTGATATTATTGTAAATTCTTTTTTCTAATTCAAGTAATAAATCATCTCTAAAATCATTATAAGCAACAAATATATTTCCATCATGTCCTTGAATAACATTTACTGGAGTTTGATATGTTGTATCTGAAAACTTTTGCGGAACAAATTTAGGATATAATCCTAGCTTGGTTGGTGTTGGTGGAATATATGAACCGTCAGTATTATCATATTCGTATATGTCAATGGTATCGCCTATAACTTTAGTTTTTGTAATAGTTACAAAGCCACTATAGTTAGCTTCAAATAAGTAATCTATTCCTTGTGTAAGTTGTACTCCGTTAATATAAACGTTTACAGATCTGTTACCAACTGTAGTAAGATCAAATGCTGTGTTTAGTGCATAGTATTGTGTGCTAGGATTCTGTACAACGTGTGTTGACTTTTTAGAACCTGTAAAGCCAAGCATATCACTGAAGTAAAACGGCATTTCACTGGTCTTACTTTTATTAAGTTCTTCCATCACTTTATCAAAGTGAATTTTATTCTGTCCGTCAAATCCTAGTGTGTTGGCTGTTTGTAAAAATAACTTTCTAAACTTACCATATTCTTTTTTAGCAAATTGTACTGCTTTTATGATATTAGCATCTTTACTTGTAATATGATAGTTTGCTAAATTAAAAGGTCCACTATGTTGTAAAAATTTTGTACCATAAGAAGATAGGTTTCCTAAATCTCTTAGGTTACCCGTGCCTGGAAACTCTCCAACAAAATCGTCACGCATCTCACAGATGCTTTCAACATGGTCATTAACTTCACCTAGTGTAAACGATCCAATGTTGTTATTAAGTGGATTGCTTTCTAAGTTTGATGCTATTTCATAAACACCATTTGAATTCTTATTTGTAGCACTTTTTGTTTTAATTAAAAGTATATCATCTACTACTAATGGTGTAGTAAAAGTGATGTAAGCAACTTTGTTAATTCTATTAATAGTATAATCTACTAAAGGCTTTTTACGTTTGTTGTTAACATAAACTCTTACCCATAAATCATTTAAGTCGCCACTGTCTTTATAAACATCAACTGCAAAGTCATTAAACTTTGTATCTACAATATATTGTCTATTAACTAACTGCTTACTATCTTCGTATCCTTTAGTCCAACCTGAAGTATATGTAAATGTAGTTCTATCTGTGTATCTTCTTAAAAGTCCAACTTCAGTTTTTGCTGTTATATTTGCATTATCGCTTTGATATGTAAATTCGTCTTGTAATAAGTTAAAGTCAAATACAATATCACCTGTGTTTTCTAATGCTCTGTATGTTAGTGGAAAACCTAGCTCAGTATCATTAGTTCCTGTTCCTTTTTTGTAAGAAAATAATTTAGTTCCTTCAAAAGTTGAATTAGGATAGCTTGTTGTATCATTAAAGTCTATACCACTTTGATCGTATAAATCAAATGTTGGAGATTGATTTACTGCTGTCTTGTCTTGACCAGCTTTCCATTTAGTTCCGTCATAAAACCACATCTTACCTTTGTAGTCTGTACCGTCTCTAATCAATACAGTTTCATTTAGTAAAGGTGCTGTGTCTGTTGGTTCTATTAAACTAATCTGTCTTATGTTATTGTGTGTAATAAATTTTACTGTAAAAATTTTACCTGCAACTCTTGTGTCTGGGTCAGCAGTAAATAAGAGTCTCATTCCGTCAGCAACGTCTATACCATCAATGTTATAACCTATTGCACCTTCAATAGTTGAAAATACATCAGTTGTAAACGTATCTAATAAGTCAACGTCTTGTTTTGCTTGGGTACCAAAGTTCCATAATTTAAGTGTTGGGTCAAATTCAATAATTGGTCTTGTTGCTCTACCTGTTTGATTGACATCACTAGGTTCGTCATTAATTAATGCTGTAGCTTCTAGTACTGACTTATGAAACCACTTGTTATATCTTGACCAAGAACTTTTACTTGTTGAAGCTCTGTTCTGTACAATATAATCCTTTGTTGTTGCCCAAGCATTAGCATTACTAAAAGGTGCTCTATCAAACTTCTGACTGTCAAAAAGAATTGCTTGGTTTGTACTTACTGTACCAGGTACTTCTATATCTTTTTCATTAATAAGTTTTATTGCATCTCCTACACCCTCAACATACCAATTGCCTGTTGCGTATTTTTCCGGAGTTACTGTACCTTGGAAATTTATTTTCATACCATTTGACATTTCGTATCCGTTTGTCATTGTGTATGTTTTCTTGCCAACTACTTCTGCATCAACATCAATAGCTGTATTATCTAATATGTCGTAAACTTGTATTAATCCACTTGCATTGATATCGTTACCATTTACATAATATAATGTATCAGGTGCAAGTACATCAACTGTAAATTCAATAGTTCCTACATCTGTTGTATGTGTACTGTCGCTTACTCCTACACTATAATTGTATGCACTATCTAACGTTCTAGCTGTCTTGATTGACATCGGCATACCTGGAGTATTGATATCAAACTTATATGTTTGTCCTCTGTATAATTTAAGTGTTGGATTTGACGTATTTCCTTGTGATGAAAATATGTATGCTGTATTATCTAAATTATCTTGGCTTGTAACTGTATATGTACTTGTTATTCCTTTTGCTTGTCCAACAACAGGAATGCTCAATGGTCCGCTTTCTAACCAATAGTAATCTCTAAAGTTTGTAAACTTATCCCAATCAACATTAGGATTCCAAGCATAATATTCCTGACTGAATAATTTACTGTCGTTATCTACAGTACCGTTGAATGCTTTGATTTGATTTTTTAAATCATTATAATCTTTGTAAAAAGTTACATTGTTTAATGTATCCTTAACGACTGTTGCAGGTTCTAATTGATAATTTTCTCTTTGTGTGCTAACATCACTTACATAAGTGTCAGATGCCTTACGTGCTTTGGCAATTCTTCTACCGTAGTAAGAACTTATCTTTTCTGCAACGCCTGGATTTAATAATTGATCAAGTGTAGCACTTAAGAACTTTTTATTGTGTGTGGTTCTAAAGTACCTTGGAAGATGTTCAGCACTAGTTCTAGTATGGCTAGTGTCTGATGTTCCAGCCGGTAAAGGATATTCGTTTTGATTATCATCATATGCCATTAATAACCACTCCCAGAGCTTCCACCACCACCTGAACTAGAAGAACTTGAACTTGTAGAACTTGAACTTGTAGAACTTGAACTTGAAACTGTTGACCCTGCTGTATAACTAGATCCACTTGTAACACCACTTGTTGTGGTTCCTGAAGTTGTAACAATGTTTCCTGATGCTTTTAACTTACTTGCCGTAATTGCATCAATTATCATTACATCGTCAACTGTTGCTCCACTAACAAAAATTTCATCTGCTTCTGATTTAATTTCGTAAAGACTTCCAAATCCTTGTGAGTCTTGTTTAGGAACAATTACAATGTTTACTAGATCAGGTGCAACTTGGTTCATTACATAAGTAGCCATCTCTGAGAAATGAAACGTATCACCGAAATCCCAATTTTCCAAAGCAAAGTATCCGTTTATTGCTGAAACAACTCTTGCTTTGATGTCATTATCGTTAACAACCTGATCTGGGTTTTTAACTATTTTAATATTTGCTTGTACTCTAGCATCAGCTTTTGATCCAAATAGAACTTTATATTTTACTGGATGATAAATTACATCATCACTAATGGATTTAATTTTATTAATTTCAGATCCATAGTTATTAAACAGGTTATCACTGCTAGGTGGTAAAGGTTTAGTTGTAAGTACACCATCAAGATATTTTCTAAAATCTGTATCATACGTTCTTGTCAATAAGTAAGTGTCAATTAAGTTACTTGAACTTGGATCAATTCTGCTATCGTCATCTGCTGAATGTACATAATGGAATTTTAATCCGCTTCTACCCACGTATGCTTTATAATCAGTTGTTAATGATAGTACACCTGTTGTTGTACTGTATACTTTAAATACATCTTCAGTAACTAGATAAAAGACTTGTCCATCTGTATACTGGCTAAGAGCTCCAACGGCACTTTCACTTTGTTTTACTAATACTGTACTAGTGGTATTATCCATATATTTGTAATCATCAATACCATCTGATGTTATGTATTTCTTTAGGAAAACATATTTTGTTAAAGGATTAGTTAATTCATCAACTAATGTAACAAATGTTTCTGGATCGTCTACGACTCCATCTGAGTCTGAATCATAAAAACTTATTTCAACCTTTTTACTGTCAATATATCCGTCTCCATCTCTATATTCTTTAGAAATTTCCCATGGATAATCTACTGTAAAAGGACTTGTACTATCTGGTTGTTTGTTAATACTTAATACTGCAATCCTATCTTTAACAATCTTACCTGTTTTATTATCAAATATTTTACTTGTACTATCATAGTAAAATCTAATTTCTTCATTACTTTCAAAAATGTATCTTTGAGCTCTTGAAGTAACTGTATATTTTTCACCATCTGTTTCAAACAACACTAGCCAACTTGAATCTAAGGCTTGGTCTGTAACGTCACCTGTTTTACCTGTGCTAAAGTCACTTGAAATATCTAAATTGTTTTCACTAATCATACGCCATTGTCTTAACGCACTATCGTATCTTAAACCAAATGTTTTATACGCAAAAATTTGATCTGTAATCTGTGATTGTACATCAGTTAATAATGTTTTACTAAATTTAGGTTTTAATTCTGATAGAACAGCATTCGTAGGAATAATATCATTTAACACTATAGGTCCTGTGCCATCTGTGTTGTCTGTTCTTCCGTCTCCAGTTACACTTACAACTTTTACCCATTTGTAAGTTATTGCATTAGGATGATCTGCATTGCCAAGCATAAGTGCATGACTGTTGTTTGACATAAAATGATATCCTGTTGGAGCAACAAATTTTAATAATGTACCTGGTTCAATAAACTTTAATGCACTTGAAGTAAAACTTCCTACTTGTAAAGTTGCACCATTTGTATCAACAAAAGATCCTGTTGATTGATTTGTTGTTGTAGTTTTACTTGACCATTTAGCACCCAAGTCAGCAACTAGTGTTTTAGGAAAGTTAGTCAAATAATAATTTAACATTTGTTTCTGACTTAATATTGGTGTTATAGTGTTTACTAGAACGCCCTGTACGTCTGTTTTAGTAGTAAATGTAAAAGATGTTTTATCTGTGTAAGAGTCCTTGTAAATGACGCCGTCAGCACCATATAGGTTAGTGCTAGAATATTTTCCTGTGGCATCTAATAAATCATAGTATCTTGAAATACCACTTGAAGTTCTGTTTACACTTTTTACTTTTATAATTTCTTGACTGATTCCTAAAGGACTTACTTGATAATCTTCACCAGTAACCATTCTGTTCTGTGTATAATAAGTGCTTGGAGCATTTTGTCTAATACTATCATTAGTTTCTGAAATCGTTGCATTGTCAACTGTGTATTTCAACTCCATTGTAATTGAAAGACTTTCTTGATTACCTGTTTTAGATGTATAAGGAATCGTTATGCTAATAGCAACAAGATCTGCTGGAACAATATTGTATTGATCATTTATGCTTGTTCTATAGTATGTTCTAAACTGTCCCTGTGGTAAGTTACCAAACGTACCATCACTAAAGATTAAATCAACTGCGTCTTGTGTTTTACTTAAAATACCAAATATATTTCTTTGAGATTTTCTTAAACTATTGTAAACAATATTGTTACCTTCAACACTATCTACTTTAGTCCATAGTTCTTGTTCAGCACCAATTGAATTTAATTTGTATAACCAAACGTCTGTGTTGTTAATATTTGTTGCTTCAAGACTTATTGTTTGATTTGTGCTAGGTGCTGTAATATTAAAAGTACCTGTGTCTAATGTACCTTGTCTAAAGTGTGAAAAATATCCTGTGTTAGTACTACCTGGACCTCTTCCGTCATCTCTGTATAAAAATCCTAAACTGTTTCCTGGTAGTGGTGCTTCTTCAGATATTACACCTTCATTAACATCTGTTGAAACAATTTGAAACTGCATATTCTTTCCATCAACATTTTTACTAAAAGTATAAACAGGAACATCTGTGTTACTTGCACCAAATCTGTATTGGTATGTTGGAACTCCTTCAACTGTATCTTTTTTAATTGGCTTACCTACAGTACTGTTTACTGGTAGTGCCGCATTCAATACTTTTTCAAACTGTTCTCTCCAGTTTACGTTTGACGGATCGTTCCATATAATTGTTTGATTTGATAAGTTAGTACCATTTGAATCAACAAGATCCTCTGATGTGCTTACACTTTCAAATTTAAGCAATCCGTTTGCTGTTTGATTACGTTTTGGATTGTAAGATAAGAGTCTAGCTAAACGTAAAACTGATTCTCTACGTTCAGCTAACTCTAAAAAGTTTTCTCTAGCATTTAAGTCTACGCGGAAAGCAATATTTTGACCTAGGAAAGCGATAAGGTCAATTAGTGCAAGGTACTCACTTGATTCAATGTAATCGTTAAAATCTTCTGGATAGTTTTGTCGCAAATAGTTGATCATTGTACGACGCAGGTTATCAAAGTCATATGACTTGAATTCTGCATTTCTAAATGACTGATAGACCTTTTTCCAGTCTTCAGCTAACAATAATCTGTTTTGTCTATTTGTTGACGACATTTGCTTTCCTTAATAATACTATTTATTGTAATACGTAAACTGCGTACTTAATAAGAAGCTGAATCTTCATCAAAAGTTAACTTCAGTTTCTCTGAAATATTGTATGGCAAATACATTAATTCAACGTCTATTACTATTCCGCTTTCATACGAATCAATTTCTATGTTGTTTACACTTATACGTGGATCGTGGTTTACAACGTCTGTAACGTTCTTTGCAATAGCTTCTTTCATGTCCTCTGTTAAGGGTTCATGAATAGCGTCCCATATAATTGTTCCAAATTCTGGATTCATCAGCTTCTCACCCTGTCTAATGTGGAAGTGATTCAATAAATCTTGTTTAATAAGCCCTATATCAAACAGCTTTTTGCTGTTGTTATTAGGATTAACTGTGCTTGTACCTCTATAGGCACGGTTAGTAGTAACCGGTTTCTGGTTAGTTCCTGATGGTACTGTAATTTTTTTATATAAGTCTGCCATAACAATATTTACCTATGCTTTGAACTCCTTTTTAAACACATCGGCTGTAGTTGGTGTTGGTAAAGGATTTGCTACTGTAGTAACCAAATCTCTATCTGTAAGTGCAATTTTAAATGCCAACGGGTTTAAATTTTCATGATGTGTCCAAGGCTCATGTTGTGGTGAGCGTTGTGCAAGAATGCCAAGTGTTGTGTGACCAGGTACGCGATGTACGGACAGAGCGGACGCGGTAGCGGCCGTAGCCGCCTGCGGTCCATTCATATGGATTTCGGAAGCGGTTTCTGTATGGTTGCCTCCGCTGAGTATATCAGTTGTGGATCCTGCTGTAAGTTTGTTTGCTCCACCTGTGTTAACATCAAAGTCTGAAGTTGTTGTGATCTTTGTGCTACCGCCTACAAGTATGTTGGTATTCTTGTTTGATTCTATCTGTACCCTACCTTTGAGAATCTTGTCTCCAATGTAATCTCCTGATGCTTTTAGGCTTAGATTAGCACCAGCTTCTATTGTAACGTTTCTATCTGCTGTAAGATTAAAATCATTTTTTGTGTGCATACTGATAGAGTCTTCTGCAAATATATCAACCTTACCGTCTGAGCTTAATTCTATCCAAGCTGTTCCTCTGCTGTTGCCCAAGTATATTAAATCTTCTGTGTTATGTAAAAGTATTTGATGTCCTGTACGTGTACGCAAACGCACCAATTCATTGTGTGGTCTTGCTACATCGCCATCAGTTTCACCAAGATTAACATTTGCATAGTCTGGTGATTCTTCACTTGGAGATTTCTTTCTTAAAAATTTATCATTACCATCGTCAAACACAAAACTTGTTCCGCCCAGTCTTGATTTAAAAACGTTTATTGAATCTTCCTTTGATCCTATGTTTACTCTCGGAGATCCTGAGCTCTTGTCTACAGGTCCTGGTGTGCTTATTCCAAATACTGCACTGGGTACTTCACGTCTTGCACTTGAACTAGTAATACCACGTGTTTCATCTTCCAACAATCCTTGTGCAACAAGGCCAT